TGTCGGCCGGGTGCCCGTTGCGAATGTGGTAGCCGACTGGCGCCGAGCCGTCGTCGAGCACCACGCCGCCCTTGAGGTAGGCGCTGTCGGGCCGTCCGTGCGGATTCGACAGCCGGTCGACGTCGACGAGCTGAAAGCAGGTCTTCCACCTGCGGCCGCGCATCCACTCGGCGGCGACGAGCGCCTCGCCGTCGACCATGCGCGAGCGCAAGGCAAGGCGCATGAAGGCCGAGAAGTTGAGGCGCCGGCCGGCGTCGACCCAGGCGCCTGGCCCGTGCGCGTACTGCTCCCAGAGGCGCGAGAATTCGCCGTCCCAGCGTTCCGCCTCTTCCTCGTCGATGCCGAGGAACACGTGATTGATCTTGGACGCGTAGCGGAGCTTTTTGCCGACCACGGCGAGGACCGCCATGCGGACGATCTGCTTGCCGTAGGGATGATTGCGGTAGAGATCGCGCGCGCGAGCGCGGATTTTCGCCGCGTCGCGCAGCACTTCGGCGTCGGCCGAGCGCAGCGCCGGGTTCCAGAGCGCGATCTGGCGATCGAACTGCGAGGCCGCGGCGTAGGCCGAGCTCGAGCCCGCCATCATGCGCGAGGCGAGCGCGTCGCGGAACGGAATGCGCTTGGCGGGCGCGGCCGTCTGTGCTGCAGACTGCATGGGCGCTCCCTAGTGGTAGTGGCGCGCGGGCGGCCCGCGCTTGACGAAGGGCTGGCCGACGTCGTCGAGGAGAGGCAATCCGCTCTCTGCTTTCCACAGCATGCGGTAGAGGCGGATCATCTCGGCGAGCGGGACGCTGGCGAAGCTCGTCTGCTTGTCCTTGTGGCCGGCCTGGCTCACCTGGCGACCGGTCGTTTTCGCAATGATGGCGTCGAAGATCGCCTGTAGGCGCGCTTTTTCCTCGTCCGTCATCGCCTGAACATCCTTGCGATCGCAGCCGGGTCACGGCGCGGTTTTGTGATGAGCCTGACGGCGCGCGCGGCAACGACTGGCGCCGGCGCTTGCTCTTTCGGCCTCGGCGCACGCACGGCCGACTCGGCGTCGGGCTCGGAGACGACGGCGCGCAGCTTCCAAGGGAGGCTCATGCGCGCCGCGAGCGCGTAGACGAACGTGTCGAACGCCTCGTTGCGCTCGCCCGGTTTCTTCGTCCACACGCGGTAGGGCTTGCCCTCGCGGTAGCGCGTCTCGACCTTCTCGACGGTCAACTGGTCGAAATAGTCGTCGTTGAAGCCGTCCGTGCGTGCGTCCTCGTTCGGAAGCGGAAAATGGATGAAACCGGGATTGGCCTCGTCCGGGGCTTTCGCCGGGATCTTCAGGCGACCGTGGATCTGATCCTTGGCCGTGTCGACGCCGATCGAGTAGACGTGGCCGTGCTTCGATCGCGAGGCACGGACGGGCCAGATTTTCTTCGCGCCAGCGACGCCGACGATCGGATAGATGCGCCGGCCGAGCTTGTTCTTGCAGAAGGCGTGCACCTGCGCGGCGTGATGGCCGCCGGTGTCGACGCACGTCGCGCGGATGCGCACCAGGCGGCCGCTTGCGGTTCTCAGCGGTTCGCGCAGGAGATCGTCGAGCTCGGACCACACCTGGTCTTGCGCCGGATCGCCAGAGATCACGAAGTAGAGCGCCGGCCAGGATTCCTCGCCCGCGCCCCACGCGATGAGCTGCACCTCGAGGCGGTTGCCTTGGACGTCGACGCCGGCGGTCGCGATGAGCGCCTGCTCGGGCAGGTCGTCGGGCCCGTAGTGCTCGCCGCGGTTGTTGATGCCCGACTTGTCGACGGTCTCGCCTTCCTCCTCCCACGTCTCGGCGAGCACGGTGTTCGTGAACACCTTCATGAGCTCGACGTCGGGATGCGTGCCCGGCAGCTTGCCGTAGGCGGTGAGGAATTCCGTCACCATCTTCTCGAGCTTCACCCAGCTCGAGTAGAGCTGCGAGAGGTGGAAGCCCGCGATGCCGCGGAATGGCGCCGTCGCCTTCCAGCCGGCGCCCTTCTTAGGCGCCGCCGCGACTGCCTGCCAGCGCTCGGCATCGCTCCATAGCGTGCCGCAATCCTCGCACTGGTAGTGCGCAGTCTCGGGCGCGTGCACCTTCTTGCCGTCGGCGCCCTTGACCTTGTCCCATTTCACCTGCTCCCAGCGGAGCGTCTGGTGATGGTCGCAGTGCGGGCAAGCGACATAGTAGCGGCGCTTGTCGGATCGCGCGTATTCGCGCTCGACGGCGGAACGGCCTTTCACGGTCGGGCTCGAGCCTTTGAACCGTTTGCGGTTCCAGAACGTCTCTTGCCGCTTCTCGGCGAGCTTCATCGGGTCGCCTTCGGTGCCGGCCGATAGCGGATAGCGGTCGATCTCGTCGCAGAGTACGACCTTGATCGGGCGGCTCGCGATCTCGGCCGGCGCGTTGGCGCCGATGATGGCGAGGCGCCCGCCGGGGAATTCCTTGTTCAGGATCGTGTTCCCGGAATCGCGCGAGCGCGGGTCCTTGACCTTGCCGCGCAGGCGCGTCGTGTCGCGCAGCATCGGCGCGAGGCGGGCTTTCGACCATTCCTCGGCCATCGCCTTCGTCGGCTGCATGAGCAGCGTCGGCGCCGGGTCCTGGTCGATCACGAAGCCGGCGACGTTTCCGAGGACCGCCGTCCAGCCGATTTGCGTGCCTTTTTGAGTGACCGTCTCCTCGATCAGCGGATCGTTGTAGGTGTCCATGATCTCGCGCATGGGTTCCATGCGCGACGTGCGCCAGCGGCCTGGCTCGGCGCTGTCCTCGGGCGAGAGGATACGGTGCGCGTCGGCCCATTGGCTGACGGTAAGCTTGGGCGGCGGCGCACAAAGAGTGAACGCTTGCGCGATGACGCGGGCGAGGGCCGGGTGGACGTGTCGAAGATCAAGCTGCGGCGGAGACGATCTCTGTTTTCGAGAGCTCGTCGAGCGCCTCCTCGATGTTGTCACGGATCACTCGCTCGACGGCCGGGATCGATTTGACGCCGGCGACGAGGGGTGCGGCCTTCGCCGGCACGGCACCTAACCTCGTTTTCATGATGATGACGGCTGAGTTGACGGTGTCGGCGATCTGCGCAGCCGGCACGAGATCGCCGCGCATCTCCTGGGCTTCCATCTCAGCCTTGTCCGCCTTCGCCCTTAGCAAGCGTGCTTCCTCATCGGCCTTGACGGTCTGCGCTTCGCCTCCGCCGCGCCCCGCGGCGACTTCGCGGATGTTGCGCACGTACTGCTGCACGACGGATTTGAGGTCGTACTGGCCTTTCTCGGCGCGCTCGATCGCGCCTTGATCGAGAAGCTCGCGGAAACGGCGCTCGGAAAGATCAAGCCACTCGGCGCATTCGCTCTGCGTCGCCATGTGGCGGAATCCCCCCAAAAAAATGCTGTCTCTAGCGATCCCTCGCGGTCGGGCGTGACCCGCGTGGGGGCGATTTGTGGAAAGGACCCGACGAGCGCGCGCCTCGCTCTCAGCGTCCGAACGCAGAGGCGATCGCGCGTTGGATGTGGGCTGGGAAGCGGCGCACGATGCCCGACACAGACACGCGCTCGAAGTCCTCGTAGAACGCAAAACGCTTGTCGAGGTGTGCTGATTGCGTGAACGAAAACCAAAGATGCAGCCGCCCGCCCTTGCCCACGAACAGGCCGCGCGCCGTCTTCCTCACGGCGCGACGACCGAAGCGGCGCTCCAGCTCCTTAGCCCACGGCGTCTTGCCGCGCGCATGCAGGCGGACCTTGTCACGAACAGGAACTGCGATCGTCCCCGAGTGCGTCTTCTCGCCCCCGTCGGCGTGTTGGGCCAGGTCGACCTTGCCGAGCGCATCGTACACGCCTGCCGTGAGCGCCTTCTTCGTCGCCTTCTCGACGCGGATCGCAGCACGCGGCAGCCCCGAGTTGCGCACCGTGAACGCGCTCGCCCAGGTCGGCCCGATGATCTGCGGGCGCGTATCCTGGAACATCGTGTCGTTGAGCGAATTGGCGAGCGCGAACGGGAGCTGATCCTCGGCGAAGATGCCCATCTGGCGCGCCTTCTTCGAGAACTCGCGCATGTCGAGATCTATGGTGATGCCGGTCATGGCGTCACTCGCGATCGATGGCCGGCGCGGCCACGATCTGCCCCGTCGCCGGCGTGTAGCTCTCGCCCGAGGGCAGCGTCACCTCGAGCTCGTGGAAATAGTTCTGCACCCACTTGAGCAGGCCCCTGGCGACGAAGAGATCGACGACGCCGCCCGCGATGTCGGTGAGCGTGATGCCGGCCCCCGCCGTGCGCGTGACCTTCACCGCGCCGGGAACGCCGCCCTTGGTCGGCATGTCGGTGGCGCGCCAGATGACAGTGGCGCCGGTCAGGTCCTGCGGGCCAGAGTTGTCGGGCGTGCGCACGAGAAAACGCGCGCGCAGCGTGTCGCCTGCGACGTAGCCCGCGATGTTGGTGGTCGTCATGCCGCTCTCCGCACCGTGAACGTGTGCACGGCCGGCATGAGCACCGTGAAGTCATGGCGCGCCGGCAGCGGGCAGGAAAACGTGTGCACGGGGGGCATGCGCACGGTGAACAGGTAGCCGACGTCAACGACGATTGCGCCCGCGACCGTGCCGTCGGCAAGCGTCGTCCCGAGCGCACCCGTGATCTGGTCGCCCGTGTTGCCCGAAACCGTGTCGTCGGCGAGCGTGAGATTGACCGCTCCCGCGATAGCGACCGCAGCGGTGCCGGCGCTCACGTCGTCGGCGAGCGTGATGTCGGCGCCGCCCGAGAGCGTAACCGTCGCAAGGCCGGAGGCCGTGTCGCTGGCGAGGTCG